TTGCGTTTACACAAAATATTTTACACACCCGATGACTATGTTATCCCGGGGGCAAGTAGTGAGCTGCCCCCGCCTCCGGAACTAAAAGACCCATACAAACAGATTAAGATGCTACAGGAAGACGTGAAAAGATCAGCCCAGTGCATTGGCCAGCGTGATGCGCAGATTTCATGCCAAAAGAAAGAAATCAAGCGGCTGAAAGAGATTATAAGAAGGCTGGAAAAACGCCTTTCTGGGGAAGATTTGGAACCGGTAGAAGAGAAACCAACGGTACGGGAACTGCGTTTCCGGCGTGGCTGGAGCTGTCCGGAACTGGCAAGGCGGGCGGGACTGACATACGACATCGTATATAAACGGGAAAGGAAACAGTACATATGGAGAGAAGAACAAAAGAAAGCTGTAGCAAAAGCCCTTGGGGTGGCCGTGGACTCTGTGGACTGGGACGGTTAAAAAGGGTCTACTGTTTTGAAATCCCGGGCCGTCCGGTGACAAAAAAGAATTCCGGAAGGTACTGTGGACCGGGCAGGTTCCGTCCTTCTGCGGCGTATGAAGCCTATGAAGCGGTGGCAGTTCCGGAGCTGGAAAATCAGCGACGAAAGCTAGGGCTTAATTACCCAATTGACCGTCCGTGCGAACTGTACGTGCATTACTACATGCCATCTCGGGCGGCGTGGCCGGACCTTGTAGGACTCATGCAGGCAACAGCGGACCTGCTGGAAGCGGCTGGAGTTATGGAAAATGACCGGCTTATCCTGTCTTGGCAGGGAACCAACATTGAGGGAATTGACAAGAACAATCCTAGAGCAGAAATATCTCTGTATCCGGTGTGGCTGTGCGATGAGACGAGAGAATTTTGGATGCTGGACCCCATGACGAAAGGGAGATTAGAAAATGGATACTATGAAGATTAAACCGGAAGTCCGGAAAAAGATTAGAAACGTGTGCTAGCTGTACGAGTATGGGCGGTATGACCTATTGAACCTGCTGAGGGTCCATGACCGGGGTAAGCGTGGACCGGAAATCACGCTGGAAATGGCGGTGGAAAGCATTGACAACGACATAGAAAACCTTACAAGGCTGAGAGACGCATTGAAAGGTGAACAGGCTATGGGGCATTTGAAGAAGGAATGGGGGTTGAAATGAGCATTTGTGATGAATGTCAATTGAACGGAACTGTTTGCCTGTGGAGAGACACAGACGGGCTGGAAACCTGCAAAGACTTTGTGCGCAATCCGCATAGCAGGTATCAACATAAACAGGAACCGTGTGGAAAATTTGCGGAAACAGTGTTGAAAATCTTTGACGAAGAAAAAGCATTGTACAAGAAAAAGGCCGAACAGTATGCCCAGGGTGATCCGCTGGCGAACTTCCGGGGCGGGGCGGCGCTAGAAGGGTTGGACCCGGAATCACTGGACGACTGTTTTAAAGTCCTGCTTATGTACATGGCGAAACACGTGGCCTTCCTCTATCAGTCGGGGAAACTCGGTGCTAAAGAGGATGAATCCCTTGGGGACGTTTCGGTCTATTCAAACATCGCACGGGCTATGTGGCGAATGAAGAAGGAAAACGAATGAAGCTGGATGTGTGGCAGGTTTGGCTGTTATTCGCTCTTATCATCCTGGGGCGGCCCTGGAGTTATGCTGAATTGGTCTTTCTCGGGGTAGTTCTGGGGGCGTGCTGGGCATTAAGGGAGTGGCGTAAATGAAGTTAAGGGTCAATGCTGGTTATGTTATGATCGAACGGGAAAAGGTGGACTCCCATGGGCTACTGCTCCCATACGACAAAAGAGAAGTTAGCCGGGGACGGGTCGTTGGAATGGGAACTATGAGGGACAGCCGGGGGAACAAGGTTCTTCCGGCGTTCGGGACGGGGGATGTGGTCCAGTTTGAACCATTCGTAGGGTACGAATACAACGAATATCTGTTCATCCCTTATGAATACATTTATGGAGTGGTCGCCAGTGATTAAAGACAAGATTTATAAAACGGTTGAACGGCGGCTCTACACCTACGACGAACTGCGGAAGGCGGTTATTGACGCACGGGCGGAAATGGACGGGCGGAAGGGCGTGATGGAAGGGGGCGGCGGTCATGCTTTTGTGTCGGACCCAACGGCGGCCCAGGCGATAAAGCACTTTACCCCGCTCCGGGCTGTGCTGATCTCTGACGGGCGTGGGAATGTGGAAGAGGTATACCGGCCGGAAAAATGGCTGTACGTGATCGACAGTGTTTTCCGCCAGCTTGACGATGACAAGCGGGCCGTAATCAAGGCTAGGTACCTCGACAAAAAGCCGACGTTAAATATCAGCATTAATTATCCAGCTGGGCAGAGGACGGTGTATAACTGGTGCTCCGACTTCGTACAAGAGCTTTCTCTTTTGGCTCTTGACGCTGGGCTGGTCAGAATTGTAAAGAAAAAGCCGGGGGAATAATCCCTCGGCTTTAGTTTTTATAATTCAACGATCATCCTCAACGCGACGGAACACCTCTTTCCCGTCCTCCAGTGTAGTGTTGATTTTTTAGTAGCCTTTTTAAAGGCGTGCGGTTGTCGGCTGGTGATCGAGTCTCAAGACGGGACCAGAACGCCAGTGAACCCAGAGGACGTACCGCCGCTGGTGCTGGGAAAACGTAGGGTGGGGACCGGCAGGCCGAAGAAGGGAAAATAAAAGCCAGCTGTTGCCAGCGTGTAAGCAAGCATTTGCGGCAAATTCTGGCAATATATTGTGGTAAAATAATAACAAGGGTGATAGGGGCTGTACTGAGGTACAGTCCTTTTTATTTTTGTGTGGTGGTACAAATGGAAGAATTAAAGAAGCTAGGGCTAAACAAAAATCAAATACAATTTCTGATGTATTTGGCGCAAGGCGAAAAAATGGAAGCCGCATACGCAAAAACCCATCCGAAAGCAGGGCAGGCTACAATCCGTAGCAATTCCAGCAAAATGAAAAAGAGGGTGATGAGCGTTCCCGGTGTGCAGGAATGGCTAGACGCTCATTACGCCAAAAGGGAAAACGAAAACCCTATGCTGTTGACCATTGACCAGCGCAAGGAAATCCTTGCTAAAATGATCTTGCACGGAAAACCATCCGAACGGTTGAAAGCTCTTGACATTTACAACAAAATGGAAAATGTCTACGAACGCCGCACAAAGGTGGAAGGTGACGTGGCACTGACAATTGGTTGGGCTGGTGATGATGATGGCTAAACATGTCACTATCCCATACGTGCCTAGGCCGCTATGGAAAAAAGAAATTCACCCTGGGCTGGAGTCGCACCGCTTTAGTGTTTTGGTGTGCCACCGGCGGTTCGGGAAAACCGTTGGCGTGGTAAATCATCTTATCAAGCAGGCGTTGCGATGCCGCAGGCGTGCCCCACAGTATGCGTACATAGCTCCGTTTCAACGGCAGGCCATTCTGGTTGCGTGGGCTTATATAAAGTTCTATACGGCACCGATTCCGGGGGTTAAGGTCAACAATTCGTCTTACTATGTGGAGTTACCGTCTATCTATCCAGACAGTCCGGGCGCTCGTATTTACGTCATGGGCGCTGACAACCCCGATGCACTCCGGGGGATGTACCTTGACGGCGTAATCCTCGATGAATATGGGCAAATCAAAGAAAACTTATGGGGCGAAATCATCCGTCCGGCTCTAGCTGACCGCAAGGGCTGGGCGGTTTTTGTCGGAACGCCAAAAGGACAGAACGGATTCTTCCAGAAGTATCAAGAGGCCTTGACCCACGATGATTGGTATCATTGCTTGTACAAAGCCAGTGAAACCGGCGTCATTGACAAGGCAGAGCTGGCGTCCATGCGTGACTCTATGAGCGACGTGGAATACCAACAGGAAATGGAATGTGACTTTACCGTTGCCGCTTTTGATGCTTTACTGGGCGGCGATGACATCCAGAGGGCTGTAGATAGGATATATAACGAAAATCATCTAGGCGGCTCCGTGAAGGTCATGGGGGTTGATATAGCACGGTTTGGCGGCGATAAAAGCTGTATCGTGATGCGGCGTGGGCTGTCTGTGATGCCGCCAGCACGCTTTATGGGGCTTGATACAATGACTCTTGCCGGGACGGTAATCAGCTACATCAACCGATTTAAACCAGATGCGGTGTTTATCGACTCTGGCGCAATGGGTGCCGGGGTGATTGATCGTGTTCGCCAGCTAGGGTACAGCGTGATAGAGGTAGCCTTCGGCGGGAAAGCCAATGATGACAGCCGATATTTTAATAAGCGCACGGAAATGTACGCGCGGTGCGCCGATTACATTAAAAAAGACGGCGGCGCTATCCCGGACGATGCAGAGCTAAGAGAAGAGTTAGCGAACGTCTACTATGGGTTTGACCCTAGGGGGCGGATGAAACTAAAAAGCAAGGACGAAATCAAAGAGATGCTGGGGCGCTCTCCGGACACGGCAGATGCTCTGGCTTTGACTTTTGCACAGCCGGTGGCACGCAGGCAGGACTACGGCCTAGGAAACCCCACGCAGGCGATGTGCAGGACGGATTATGATGTTTTTGGAAGGATGTGAAATGGAATGTGCGGAAATCCATTTAAGAGACCGTCTACCCCGAAAATTGTACGGCAGGAAATAAAGGCTCCGGAACCTATTCCTACAGCTCCGACTATGACGGAAATTAATGCCCAGGACGAAGGTACGGCTCTGAGCGAAGAAGTAGCACGCAACAAAAAGAAGCGTGGCTATGCGTCCACCAGAACCAGCACTCAAAGCACCATTGCAGGGAGTGCGCAGGGCGGTAAAACCACTCTGGGGTGATGCCAATGGAAGTGATTAACACTCTGGCCAGTGCGGCCACCGGGGATAAACAGATTAGAAGTGAACCCCCGGACCGGCAGAAGCTGAACCAGAGAATGAAGGCGCTGATGAATGAACGGCTCCGGTGGGAAGACCGCTGGAAGGAAATCCGAAATTTTGAACTTCCTTTCATTGGCCATTTTGACGATACCGAGGACAGGACAAACCCGGCACGCCGCAGAGATACAAACATTGCGCACGGGACAGCATGGATGTGTGACCAAGTGTTTGCGGCTGGCGTGCTGTCCGGACTGACGCCACCTTCCCGCAAATGGTTCAAATTCACTTTTTCTAACAGCCAACTGAATGACAACACGGACGCTTTAAAGATTCTGGATGTTCGGCAGGAAATCGTGGAAAGCGTGCTGGCGAAATCAAATTTCTACAATTCCGTTCACAGCGTGTATATGGAACTGCCTTTTGGCCAATGCCCCCTGGGCGTGTTTATGGACCGTGAAAAGGGTGTGCGGTTTGTTCCCATGACCATTGGCACCTACTACCTGGGAACCGATGGAAACGGACTAGTGAACACCATTGCACGGCGCTTCCGGCTGACCCTGCCCCAACTCATTGACTACTTTGGAAAGGACGCACTGCCGGAAAATCTGAAAGCAATGGTGGACAGGGGCGAAACCAGATATGAGAAGAAGTTCCTTGTCAACTGGATTTGTGAACCCAACAACGACAGCCTGCCGGGGAAACTGGACCGGCTGAACATGCCGTTTAAATCCGTCTATTGGCTGGATGGTTCCAATGAAAAGGAATACCTCTATGTTGGCGGCTTTGAATCTTTTCCCTGTCCCGTAGCACGGTACAATGTGACCAGCAATCAGCCCTATGCGACTGGCCCCGGCTGGTGGGCAGAAGGCGACAGCAAAGCCTTGCAGGTGCTTAAAAAGGACTACTTAACAGCTATTGAGTTGAGTGTTAAACCTCCCATGCAGGGCTCCGCAGAACTCGCTATGACGGGCGTAAACATGATTCCAGGGGGATTTACCCCCACAAACATGAACAGTGCTGTACAGCCGCTCTTTAATGTACAAACCAATTTGAGCTATCTGTCAGAGGAAATCCAGCGGACGGAAGACCGGATTAAAGAAGCATACAGCGCTAACCTGTTTATGATGCTGGACAACCTGGGCACTCACAATATGACGGCGCAGGAAGTGCAAGCTAGACAGTCTGAAAAATTGTCCCAGTTAGGACCGGTGGTGGAACGCCTTCAAGAGGAATTTCTCAATCTGATCATCGACAGGGTTTACAACATTTTGGACCGGGCGCACGTGTTCCCGCCTATCCCGGACGAGATGCGGGAGCTTTTTGACGCAGAAGTTAAGGTTGAGTACATCAGCCCTCTTGCCCAGGCGCAGAAGATGAGCGGCGTGGTGAACATTGAACAAACCATTGGGTTTGTGATGCAGATGGCGCAGGCGTGGCCGGAAGCGTTGAAGAGTGTGAACGCTATTAAAACGGTTTCCAAGTATATGGACTATCTGGGTACGCCTGCCGAAATGCGGAAAGACCCCGAAGAAATCGAACAGGAAATCCAGGCGGAACAGGAAGCGCAGGCACAAGCACAGCAGGAACAACAGGCAATGATGGTGGCACAGGCCGCACCGAACATTACGCAGGCCGCCAAAAACGCCACCGAAGCCGCTAATGATGGGAACCCCGCCTTGCAGGAATGGATGGGTATGGGGTATTAACCTATGAAATACGAAACCATTCACGACACGAACAAGGCTAATTACTGGCACCAGCGATTTTTTCAGGAAGAAATTTCCCGGCTGGATGCCGAAGCCTATCAATATATGTTGAAAGACCCCAGAGGGCGCTGGTTTCTTATGCGCCTGTTCGACAACACCTATGTGAACGCCACGACATTCACGGGGAACAGCCAGTCCTTTTTTAATGAGGGCAAGAGGTCCGTGGGTATCAACGTCAACAGAAAGATTGTGGAAACACTGGGGATTGATGGTATCAAGCTCCGCCAGCAGGCGGAACTGGAATACATTAAAGTTCAGAAAGATGCCGAACGCATGATTTCTGAACGAGAAAGAGAGGGCTAAATGGACGCACAAGAAAACACTCCGGTCCAGAATGACACCGCACCGGATACGACTACGCAGGAAGCTGTTGAAAATAAACCTGTAGAAAATGCCGAACTTGCCGGGACGCTGGCCGGGAACGCAGGGGACCACGCAGAAGAAAAACCTGCTGACCCTGTTGTTTATGACTTTACTCCATCTATTCCGGAAGGGGTGGAACTTGACCGGCAGGCCGCTGCTGAATTTGGCGACATTGCCAGGGGCTTGAGTCTGAACAATGAACAGGCAAATACGCTGGCGAAATATGGAATGAACTATGCACAGAACATGGTGAAAGCCTATGAAGCACAGCAGATTGAACAGCAGGAAGCGTGGGCCAATGAAACTAAAAATGCCTTGGGCGCAAAATATAACGAAGAAATTTCTTATGTGGGTACCGCCTTAGACAAGCTGGAACCGCTGGTTCCCGGCTTGCGAAATGCTCTCAATATCGGCGGTATCGGCAATCGGGTGGAAATCGTAAAAGCGCTGGCCGCAGTTGGGCGTATGGTGGCGGAAGATTCCGGCCACGCCGCTACGGACACCAGCGCAGGCGCTTCCCATTCCAGCCGATACCCGAACACCAATTTCGAAAGCTACAAATGAAAGGAGCATAACTTATGTCTTATGCTGTAACTCTTAATGATATCCAGAAACGACTGGGGGCAAACAACGCCTTCCAGCCTATCATTGAAATCCTGAAACAGTCTAACCCCATTCTGGAAGATATGCCTTTTGCAGAAGGGGACCTGCCTATCGGGAACAAAACTACTATTCGGACCTCCCTGCCGTCTCCATCCATCAGACGTGCTAACCGTGGTACGGCTCCGACGAAATCTGACGTAAAGCAGGTAATTGACCAGTGTATGTACCTGGAAGACCGCTCTTGCGTTGATACTCTGCTGCTGAAAGGGAAACCGAACCCCGAAGCCTATCGTGCTTCTGAGGATGATGCACACGTAGAAGGTATGGGGCAGTTCGTTGCCAAGTGCTTTATTTATGGCGATCTGACCGACCCTGCCTACACCGACACCTTTAACGGCCTGCTAGTGCGCTATCCGGTGGAAGACGGTGACAAGGGTACCAGAGGCTACCAGGTGATTTCCGCAGGCACCAAAAATACTAAAGGCCACAACACCAGCGCAGTGATCGTTGACTGGGGCGATAGAAAAGTCACTGGTATCTACCCCAAAGGTATGACCGCAGGGCTGAACACCAAAGACCTGGGTGAATCTGATGTGTACGATTCTGACGGCAACCCCTTCCGTGCGGTGCAGACCCTGTACAGCTGGCAGGTGGGCCTTGCGGTTCAGAATGTGCGCTCTGTGGCGGCAATCCGTAACATTGACGTTGATGCGCTGTCCGCTTTCACGGCGGCACAGGAAGCAACCTTTATGAACAAGATTATCTTCGCCAAGAACCGCATTCAGCTTCCCAAGAGTCCGATTATGTATGTGGGGGATACTCTGTATTCCTACCTCGAAACCTTCCTGCTGAACAAGAACAACGTTCATGTAACCCGTGAAATGCGTGAAAACGAACCGCCCCTGCTCCGTTTCTCCGGTATCCCGGTCAAGAAGATGGATTGCATGACCGACACCGAAGCAGGGTTTTAACCGAAGGGAGTAATAAGATATGCTGTTTGATAAAGAGAATATGTTCTTCGATGGGGAAGCGGCTTCCGGTTTTGCGTCTGGCAAGGCTTCTCCTGGCATTTACAACCATGGCGGCGGTGATGCCATTGCCCCGCTGTATGTAGTGGTCCAGCTGGCAGGCGGCTCCGGGAAACTGGATGTAACTGTTCAGACCGCTTCCAAATCTGATTTCAGTGATGCGGTAGACCTTGCCACCTTCTTTGGCGCCAAGGACGATAAAGGCATTGTGACCAAGGCTTATCTGCCTTATGGCTGTAAAGAGTATGTGCGAATTAAACTGACCGGCACGGCCACCGGCAAAGTCACCGCAGGGCTGACCGATATTGTACCCATTAACTAAACACCAGAGGGAAGGTTCACGCCTTCCCTCTTTCTTTATATAAGGAGCAAATATGAACGAAGTAGATATTTGCAACCTTGCCTTAAATTTCCTGGGCAAGGGGATGATAAAGAATCTTTCTGAAAACAACGAACTGTCCAGAACGTGCAAGCTACACTACGACAGATACCGGAAAATTCTACTGAAAGACTATAATTGGGAATTTGCCCAACGAACCATGAAATTAACGCCTATTGCAGAAGACTATGGCGACAGCGTGAAAGGCTGGAAATATGTCTATGAGTACCCGGAAGAATGTTTACAGGTACTCAAAGTCTACAACGGCGATGAACATAAAAAAGATGATCGTAGAGAAAAATTCTTTGTCCAGTGCGTTGACTACAGACTAGGGACGAAGGTTATCTGCTGTAACCTGGAAGACGCCTATATGGATTATGTAGCAGATGAGACGGATTGCAATTACTTCTCCGAAGAGTTCATTGAAGCATTTGCTCATTATCTTGCCTACGGAATGGCCCAGGCGCTGACCGGGAGCGAAGCCAAGGCCCAGACGGAATTACAGTATATGCAAACTGCGCTGTATCAAGCGAAACTGCGCACGGCACGGGAACGGGAACACAAGCCTTCTCTGCCTCACAAGTATTTTGACGGGAGGTTCTGATGAGCCAGAAGGAACAATATTATGACTTCCAGCCTTCCTTCAACTCTGGGGAAATCTCTCCGGACGTAGCTAACCGTACTGATCTTGACAAATTCCGCTCCGCTCTGCTGAAAGCAAGGAACTGTTTCGTAAAGCCTTATGGGGCTGTCTATCGGCGTCCTGGGACTAGGTTTGTGGCGGAAACAAAGTACGCTGATAAGAAATGTATCCTCCGAGAATTCGACTACAACGCCAGTATATCCTACTTGCTTGAAATTGGTGTGGGCTATATCCGAGTCTACAAAGACAATACCTATATGAATGTGGAGGTTGCTACGCCTTTCACGGAAGAAGATCTGGATAACTTGCGCTTCGCCCAGAGTGCTGACACACTGTTCATTGCTTCCGGCACGCATAATGTTCAGCTCCTGCAACGCTATACAGACGTTGATTGGCGGCTGTCAGAGATGGATATTAGCAACCCTTATTTTGACGTAGCAAACGGCAGTGAAGGACTGAATGGGAACGTCCCTACATATAACCCCAGTATTAAGATGAATTTGCGCTTTACAACGCAAGGCAGTTTTATCTTTACGGCTCCTACTACAGGTACTTATACGGTGGTGATTGCAGGTTCCGGTGGTGCAGGGATTTCTAATTCCCATGGCAGTGATGGCTGGGGGCAATGGGTAGCTAACGGCGGTTCGGCAGAAGTTAAAACACTTACCATGACATTACAAGGCGGTAGCGTTTATCGTGGGGTGGTAGGTTCAAAACCGGTAAACCTGTGGTACGAAGGGGATTATAACCGCAGTGCTCCAGACGGCGGAGCAAGCTCTTTCAACGGACAAAGCGCACGTGGTGGCGGGGGCGCCAGCTATCACACGGATTATCGAGATGGAGGCCCTACTGGACACACCACAAACGGAGCCAGCTACGGTAGTGGCCCTGCCGGTGGCTCTTTTGCCTGGCACGGGAAAGGGGAAATTGATTCTGAAAAACAGCCCCAGGGCGGCTACGTGAATATTTCCTGTGATATTAAGGGGGACAATAATTACTCTGCTGACGGTTTATGGCCTTCCGGGGTAACGGGTGACATAACCTTAAACAGTTCCACACGACTGTTTCGAACTGGGCTCGTGGGTGCGTGCGTTAAGCTGTACCACAACATGCCCTCTCAAACTGTTACGCTTGAAAGCACCGGCAGTGCTACGTCAGCGGCTGTTCTTGTTGGCAAGTCATGGAAATGTGTAACACACGGGAAATGGGGCGGTACGGTCACGCTGGAAGCCTCTACGGACGGACAGACGTGGCGGCAGTACCGGGTGTACACTTCAAAGTATGCTGACAACAATGGGGATTTCAACGCCAGCGAAACAGGCACGGTAGACGAATATACGTACATTAGAATTAAAACAACCACAACGGCTGGCACGGTTACTGTTGACCTTACCAGAATGACCTATACCCACGAGGGATACGCACAAATTACCGGATACGTCAGTGAAACACAAGCAAATGCAAAGGTTATTAAGCAGTTCGGAAGCACTGATAAGACGGCGCTTTATAGTATGTCATGCTGGTGTCCGGAATATGGGTACCCCAGATGTGTTGGGTTCTTCCAGGACCGGCTTATATTGGCGGCTAACAAGCTGTATCCATATGCGGTATGGATGAGCAGGACGGGCGACTATTACAACTTCTCCGTGGAAAAAGCTGACGGGAAAGTAACTGACGACTCCGCTATTATGCTTTCTCTGGTCAACAGGAAAGAATACGCAATTAAACATATTGTGGCGTTCACTGATCTGTTCTTTTTCACGGATGGCAACGAGTGGATTATATCGGGTTCCAGTACGGTTACGCCTACTTCCGTATCTCCCAGGGTGCAGTCCGCACGGGGGTGCGAAAACGCAGAACCCATTCTGGTAGGCGGACGAATTGTTTATATCCAGCGGCGGGGGACTTCCGTCCGAGATTTCGCTTATAGTTACGACACAGACAACTACGACGGTGCAGACCTTTCCATTCTGGCAAAACATTTGACGGAAAACCGGCAGATGATTGATGGGGCGTACCAGCAGGACCCTAATTCCATGCTGTACTTCATTACCAGCGATGGGCAAATGAATATCTTGACGTATGTGGCAAACCAGAAGGTTTATGCCTGGTCCAGCGTGGATACAGACGGGAAATTTGAATCTGTAGTAAATCTTGTCTCCGGCTATCGTGATACCGTTTATACGGCGGTGAAACGGACGGTCAATGGTACCACAAAACGCTTCATTGAATATTTTTCCGATTATCCAGATACCGAAGATTGGATGGAATATTCCATGCTGGATTGCAGTGAACAATGGAGAAATGAACAACGTAGCTCTGAAATTGCAGGGCTTGAACGGTTCGCAGGTGGGAAGGTGGATGTTCTGGCAGATGGCGAGTATTTTGCGGATATTACCGTGGATACCAATGGCGGTATTACCCTTCCAAAAGAGGTTTCTAAAGCTACCGTAGGGCTCCGTTATACAAGCGAAATCGAAACGCCTAACCTCGAAGTATCCGGACAAACGGTGCAGGGGAAATACAAGAAAGTATCAGAAGCCATTCTCCGGCTGACAAGAAGCAGGGGCGGGGAAATTGGCAACACTTCCACCTTTGTTGACCCTATCGAATACCCGGAAGCAGGACTGTATAGCGGTGATCTGGAAACCGTGGTGCCTAACCAGCCAACAGGCGGCTACGAAAAACTGGGGCGTGTTTATATCAAACTAGACGAACCGTATCCGTTCGAGCTGAGCGGCGTAATTAGGGTGGTGACTTTTGGTGGTTGATATTAGACCCGTGCGAAAAGAAGACTATGAAGCCATTGCGAAAGAACTGTATGACAATCTCCGGCTAGCAGACAAGTTGGAGATGGTACAGCTCCACAAAGACACCTGGGAATATCCCTATTATTCCATGCTTTATTCTGACGTGCTGTATCAAGCACGGGACAAAGACGGCAAACTGTTGTGTGTGACCGGGGCGGCGGCTATAGAGTGCGATACGGGCTATTGTGTATGGTGCCTAGGGACGAAGGAGTTAAGCCACCACAAACGGGAAATGGTGCGTTATGGGCGGAAACTCATGGACGAATATCTTTCCCGGTGCCACGAATTAAAAAACTTTATCGGCGTGGAAAATGAAGAAGCGTTGACATTCATCAAACATATGGGGGCGGAATTGCTAGAATCCGTGAAGCTGGGGGACGGTATGTTCGTCCCTTTTGTCATTAGGGGGTAGAAGAAACTATGTGTGGAGTAATTGCTGGCCTTACAGCCGCAATGACGGGCTTACAGCTGTACGGCCAACGACAACAATATAAAGCGCAGGAAGCTGCCTATAATGCCCAGGCACAGGCGGCGGACGCCAACGCAAAAATCATGGAGCAGAACCAGCGTATCAATGACCGGAAGGCAGAAAACATTGCCGATGCCTATGGATACCAGCAAAGCAAGCTGGACGACAAAAGACGCCTAGTACGTGGCCAGATTGCGGCGGCACAAGGGGCGGCGGGGCTGACGGGAGTCGGCTCCGGGCTTGATATTCTGGGGGCTTCCAATGATGCTTATTATCAAGATTCCATGAACCTGTTGCAGAACCAGCGGAATGACATTTACAGCAACCGACTGGAAAATTGGAACCTGGAGAACCAGAAGATTGGCTACTTGAATCAAGCTAATGCGTACAGAAGTGCGGCGGCTAATGCTGTTCAGCAAGGGCGGCTGGGGATGCTGTCCACGCTGGCGGGTGGTGCGCTGTCCATCTACGGCATGAAAGGCGCCAGCGGTGGGAAGACGGCTTCTCCGGGCGGCTTCCAGATCGGGGATACCAGGGTGAACGGCTATACCGTAAATCCGTGGAACAGTGCAGGGCGGCTTGACGAACCGCTGTCTATCGGCAGTTTCGGGAACTGGAAGAATCCTCTGTACAAATACCAGAAGGCTAGGGTGGTACGATGAAATTAACCAACTATGCACCAACTGTACAACCGAATACGATTAGCGGCAGAGGGAACCCTGTCTCTAACCCTTCTGACCCCAGGGCGTGGGGCGCTGACGTGAGCGGAATCAATGCTCTGGGCAATGCTGTCGGAATCGGTCTGAAAATGGCCGAAGATGATATGACGGCGGACGTAACAAAGGCTATGAACGAGTACAACCGCCGCATGGATGATTTGATGTTCAATCAAGATTCCGGCCTTGCGTATTTGAAGAACGAGAACGCCAGAAACGTGACACAGCTTTACACGGAGGGCGAAAAGAAAATCCGGGACGAAGTGTTCAAGATGGTGCCTCGATATAAAAAAGCACAGGATCTTTTTACCCAGAAGGCTGATGCCTATACCATGGCAGGTATTGAGGACACTCAAAAACAGGCATATAGAGAAGCCCAGAATTACAAGACGGCTGTCATGAACGACACCATCGAAACGTCCCAGATTGCCATTTCCCACAACTACCAGAAACCAGAATTTGTTCAGAATGAACTGAACAACATTAGAAATTCTATTTGGGCCAATGGAAAAGACTACGGCGCACAATGGTGCAAGGACAAGACGGAAGAAGTCGTGGGGAAAACCGTTGCAGATGCTCTGGGGCAGGCTTCTGCTAACAATGATATGCAGGCGGTTGACAATATCATCAACCGGTTTGGACCTATGGTGAACCCTGCTTATATCCGGCAGTTCGTGGCACGAAACAACCAACAAAAAGAACAGAATTTCATGATTACTCAAAGCCAGCAGTTAGCACAGCAATTTCGAAAGGACCCCAAAGGCCTCCGTGACGCCATTGCTAAAATGCAGATTGATGAACCATCTACAGGGAACTGGGGCGCACAGATTGCTAGTAGCCTGGTAGATAAATATGTTGGGAAGCCTTCTTATCTCGCAGATATTGGCGGGACTACTTGCGTATACTGGCCAACGGTGGCGGCTCATGAGTTGAACCCGGATATACCGATCATGACCAACACCACACAACTGAAAGAGTTCGGGCGGGAAAAAGGTATTTGGCACGCAGGCCCAGATGCCATTAAAAACCTTCAACCTGGGGATATGATTATCCTTAATTCTCCGGCAGAAGAAGAAGCACACAATACGGTATGGACTGGAACGGGGATTTACAATAGCGGAGGTTCCGGTGGCTCCGCATATACGGAACAGCTTGCCCAGGACCCCAGTTCCATTGCGTCCTTTTTCGGGGAAGGCTGGTCCATTGCAGGCGTAGTATCCATGAGCCAGCTTCAAGGCGGCGGAATGGGACCTGCAAAGAAGCGGGCGCTGTCTCCTGCAGAACAAGAGAAGTTATATGCGGCCACACAAAGAGAAATCAATATTCTGGATGCACAGGACCGGAAGGTTAAGCAGGAAGCCCTGCAAGCGTTGAAGAACCAGCTGGGGGACCTTGTTATTAACCATGTTACGGACAGAAGTCAATATGAATCCGTGGTACAACGGTCCATTGGTACGGGCGGCCTTGAATCCGGTGACGTGGCCACGCTGGCCAATAGCTACTACAATGCAGGGCTGGCGGCGGCAGGGCTGACCAGAAGCGGACGCAGTAGAGGGGGGTCTGGTGGCATGACGGCGGCAGAGAAACGAGAACGGAAGGCCGCTTGGGCAGAACAGATTGCGGATGGGACCGTAAACCAGACACAGGCTGAAACGGCGTTGACTCTGATGGGGATTCCCAAAGGCAGTTCCGAATTTAATAGCTACATGAAAATGTGGTCCGTCGCTTCCACCGGTGACATTAATATGAGCCTTCTGAAACAGCGGTGGAAGAACGAGGGACATTCTGCTGAGGATTTCAAATATGCGGTACCCTATATGATGAATTACATTGTCGGCGAGCGGCAGGCAGGGCGGCAGGTGTCCCAGGGTGATGCCTATGACGCTCTGGTAGCAGGGGAAGAACCTGTAGAGATTGATGTGGGAGAAGCAGGGGACGAACGTAGACAGGTTAAAAAGAACGCTCTGTACAACGGCTTTGGCATTTACAACCGGGACGAAAGCAACGGTATGAGTTATGCCGAAAATGTGGATGAACCGTTCTATTTGAGCGATAAAGAAATTGACGACGCTATTGGAAGCGTGCCTATTGAGGAGGACGACTGATGCCTTATAGTGTAGAAGAAGCAATTGCGGCGGCGAAAGCTGGCGGTAAAAGCACAAAACTAAATAATGATTTCATTGCCGCTCGGACGGTAGACCCCGACAACCTCCCGGCGTTCATGCAACCACAACCGGAAGAACCTTCCCGGCTGGAACAAATTGGAGACACGGTAAAGAACGCTCTGACTACGGCGTTTTCTCCCAGAACAGAAGAAGCAACGGAACAGGCGCAGGAACAGTACCAAAATTACCAAAACGAAGAAATCGCACAGCCGGTAGGCGTGGGCAATATGCTTGCGTCCGCACGGCAGTCTATCAACGACGTTTTGAATACTCCTACCTGGAAAACAGCGGGGAATATGGTGCAGGCGGCAGATAATGCCGCCTCTGCACGGGCCGCAGACAATGCGGAAGATTACCAGAAGACAATTGACGAAATCCAGAACCCTGTTGCTCCTAACAGCAACCCTGTTGACGAATTCTTCCATGCTGGCCTTCTTGGACCTTTCGTGGGGGATGCCTACCAGCAGGGGGCGGAACGCACTCTGGCCTTCACCGCTAACTGGGTGAAGGGAACCGAAATCTACAACAATTTCAATTTCCAGTGGGATACGCCAAAAAAGAACCGTATGTCCGAAGAACTGGCACGGGCTTACGGCGTTTCTTCTGGGATCTTTTTCGGTGATCGTGACGCCTACATCAAGGGCGCACAGATTCTGGCACAGTTCAAAATTGACAAGCGTGTGGGCGATGATGTAGACCGGAATGACCCCGAAGCATTCAAGGCATATCTTGCGGAATATTATCCTTCTCTGGCCAACGCCTCTCCGGATACCTTTGAAGCTATGCTGAAAAACGCAGAAGACGTAAAGGCCATTCAGAGTGTGACGCAGGTTCCGGCTCTCGTGGCAGAAGAATTTGCGAACGCTGATGAACGGGCGAATATCTACGGGAAAGCCTATCTGGAAGGCCGCACGCTGACAGAAGAAGAAACCGCACGGGCCCAGGTGCTGACCAAACGTCTTGGAGAACTGGAAAAGATGATTCCCCAGACTACCCTTCATCCTCTGTTGGGCGTGCTGACACAGACGGGTATCCAGGTAGCAGGAATGGGCAGTGATGCCGCTGTAGGTGCTATAGCGGCTGGTGTCCTCGGCGGCGGGGCTTATATGATGGGAGCTCCGGCTCCTATTGCCAGAAAAATCGGCGGATATGCCTTCAAATTCGGCACCATGGCGGGCATGTATAGACGGCAGGTAGGCGAAAAGTACATTGAGTACCTGTCCTATCAGAATGAAGACGGCTCCCGGACGCTGACCCCGGCAGAAGCAAAGCTGGCGGCCACGATTGAAACCGGTGTCGAAACCGGCATTGAATTTTGGAACTATGACGCCATTATGTCCACACTGGGCGGCGCTGACCGTGCGGCCATTCAAGATATTGTCGCACGGAACAAGGGCAATGCAGAAGCCATTAAGGGCGGCTTGAAAGGGTATCTTTCTACGGCGGTTAAATCCTGGGCGCCTCGGGCAAAAGAAGAAATCCTCGAAGAAGCCTACCAGAGTGCAACGGGTGATATTGTCAAGAACGCCATTATTGCCACCCATCCCCAGACAACGGAAAAACCCGTATCCGTAGCCGAAATCGTTGGGAACTCCGTTGACGCAATGGCAGAAGCAGTTCCCTCTGTGGGCGGTATGATTATCGGCGGTGACGTGCTTTCCAACATTAAAGGCGTGCGCTCCTTGGTCAACATTGCCCGGCTCCATAATGAACTGACGGCGCAGGAAGTTGACAACGCTGTTACCGGGCAGATGCTCCGGGATATTCAAGAGAACCAGAAGGACAACAAACTGTTCAAGGAAAATCCCAAAGCCTACATGCAGGTTATCAAGACGGAAATGGAAAAGGCTGGGGTTCCTAACGTCTATGTAGACGTGGAAATGCTGATGAACGAAAAAGGCGGGGCAGAACTGGTTCAGAAGCTGGGCCAGCAATCCGGGTATTCTCCGTCCGAAATTCAGCAAGTCATTGAATCTAAAGGTGACTTAGAAGTGCCCACCGAAGTCTATTGCCAGACAGCTTTACCGGCTAATGACAAGATTGTAGATATGACCACCTCCGCACCGGATATTAACTGTACCGCACGGCAGAAGGACACCATTAAGCGCTTCCAGCAGAATGTGAAGGCGCTGGCGGAACAGGACGAACAGGAAGTGCAGGAAATCATCCCCACCATTGTGAAAGAGAATTTCCAGCATGAGGATGAACAAGCGCTGGCGGCGGAAATCATCTCTGCCAGCCCCAACGATGTGCAGAACGCTTACAGAAAGACCCTCCGGGATGCTGAGCAGGAATACAAGAACGTTCTCCGTGAAGTGTGGGAACGGGATGAAGAAGACAGCAAGGACGGGCTGTCCGGCGTGCGTGCAGTCGAAGACAGACATGCAGACAGCACCGGGAATATGCGTGTGGTACAGAATCGTGGACAGTCTCGGCAGAAATGGTGGACGGACTATTTCGGAATCCAGACCCCGACGGTGGAAAAGAAAGAACAGTACGCCTATGACGTTCTGACCGGAGCGGCACGTGGCGGTCCTCGTTCTCTGGGCGTTGCACATGATCTGGCGGCTAATCATGGCGACACGGACGAAGTGAGCCGTATCGAAGCAGAGTTTAAGGCCAACAAAGAACGGCTGGATAAGATGGCCAACACCATCGCAACCTTGCGTGGAATGAAGGACAAGATTGCCAAAATCCAGAACGTGGAAACCACTATCACCCGGGGCATGACTCCCGAAGCCTATCGGGTGTACCAGCGTACTACGGACCTGCTTTCTGCTTCTCCGAACAAAAAGGTACAGCAGGCCGCACGGCATGACGGCGTTTTATTCGCACGTATGTGCCAGCGGCTGGCGGAAGAGTGGACCCGGCAGGGGAGGAAAACTACGGCGGAAGATGTTGCCAAAGGGCTGAACATTGTCCCGGCTGGCGGCGTGGCTGACAGTGGATTTAATCAACCGGTAACAAATCCTTATATTGACGTGGATACACTTGTTCCGGTTTTAGATGTTACAAACCTAAAAGAAGTTAATGTAAACAGCGCATATGAAAAGAAAAACATAGCTGAAAACTTAATTGGGAAAACCTTTCAAATTTTGGGTAGCGACAAAGAAGGAAAAGTAGCTAGTGTGAAATCCGGGAAACACCTGGTTGGTGGTTCTAGAAACCCATTGCGTACTGATAGTAGTAGGAAAAAAGCAGTATCCATACTTGATAAAGTATTATCAAATTCTGTGTATGTGGAAAAGCACCCAGACGGTAACCATGGAACAGACAACGACTATATAGAACTTTTTGCCGCTATTAGAGACGGACAGAAAATCCGACGATTGCGTATTGTTGCAAAAGAAAAAGGGCCTGCAGGAAATTTTGATATAGAAGACGCACAATATTATGACGTAATAGTAGAAAAAGGCGCCATTGCGACACACTTACCAAACGGTAGCAATAGCCGCAAGACGCCTTCTAATACGATTACTATAGCAGATTTACTAAATGGTGTCAATGATAAAAGCGGGGTTCCATATCTTAATTCAAACGGCGAAATTAATTATGCAAACGGCATTTATGCTGTTATCGGGCATAAGGTAAAAACCATCATTGCTAACGGAAATCAAGGATATACATACGCTAATATTTCACCAAAATTTAACCAAACGGCTTGGCACGGTTCTCCCTATGATTTTGAGCATTTTGACCTTGGCGCAATGGGCAGTGGAGAAGGAAACCAGGTTCACGGCTGGGGATTGTACTTTGCGAAGAACCGGGAAATTTCCGAAGCCTACAAGGATGTGTTCGGCTACAAGGGAAACTATGTTAACTTTAACGGAAAGCATTATACGCAGGAAGAAGACGGTACGTTCGTTTCTGGCGGTGATGAAGTCGAAGACGGAAGCCCTCTTGAATATGCATTGACTGAACTTCTGAACAGTAATGGGCAAAAGGACAAGGCGGAAAAAGCACTCCGGGAGCAGGCGGTACGCCGGCTAAACAGCAAAGAAAAATATATTCAAAAACAGGGACGGGCTTTTCTGGAAGCCGCAGACATTCTTAAAGACGGTAAAGGCGCTGGAGCAGGGCAAGGTGCAAGACTGTATGAAGTAAACATTCCGGAAGATAATACCCTTCTTGATGAAGATAAGCCTTTGTTCAAGCAACCTTATGATGTGCTGAAAAGCCTGTCTACGCTTAACTTTCCACGTGCTTATACCGCCGGGAAAATTGCGGATATTTACAATGAAGCTATGGGGGGCGACAAAAAACACGGGGGCAACGGCGCCTTTCAAGCTGTACAGAACTATCTTGCTGACGTTCTTTACCGGCGCTCCGGCAGTGATATTACAGATGAACAATGGGAAAATCTTGTTAAATCTCTGCACGGAAACGAGGGACTTGCGGAAAGGGTCGTTTCTCTGGGGAATGATATTACCGCTATCGGACTTTCTGGGAAGGACATTTATGAGGAAATTGCCGAAGCCTACAACGGACGAGACGAAGCCTCCCGGGCTTTGAATAAATCTGGTGTGAAGGGTATAACTTATAATGGCCGTCGTGATGGTCGCTGTTTCGTGGTCTTTGACGACAAGGCCATTTCCATCATAGACAAATACAACCAGCAACAAGCACAGATTCAAGGGCAGACCACCGTCACCGGTGATATGATTTCCCTGTTCGATGCGGCGGACCAGTCCACCTTCATGCATGAATCCGCTCACTGGTATTTAATCAACATGCAGAAGCTGGCACTCAACGAGAACGCTTCCCGGCAGTTCGTCGAAGATTTTATGACTTTGCAACAATGGTTCGGCAATAAGAAGCTGGATGCAGATATTTCCGTTGAACAGCATGAAAAGTTCGCACGTGGGTTCGAAGCCTATCTCCGTACTGGCAAGGCTCCGGCTCCCCAATTGCACGGTATCTTCAACCGCTTTAAAACCTGGCTGACCGCTATCTATCGTGATTTCAAACAGCTGGGCGGAAAGCCCACGAAAGAAGTCACGGCAGTAATGGACCGTATGTTAGCTACGGAAGACGAAATTTCCATGGCTATGAAGGAACAAATGGTAGACGACTTTAAACGGGCCGGCGGTATGAGGCTCATGTTGGACGAGAACGCCAGAACCTGGGAACGGTGGTATCAAAAAGTCAAAGAAGAAGCCGAAGCAAAGGTGCTTGAAAAGGCAATGAAAGACCTGGAAGCCGCTGACCAAAAAGACATTGCGGAAGCCATTGACGCCAAACGGAATGAGATTGCCGAAGAAATGGGGAAAGACCAATTTTGGCGGGCGGACGAAATGGTGCGCATGAACGGCGGTGATCTGGACGTACTGGCGGACTTTGGCTTTACTCCGGAAGAGTACCGGGCGGAACTGGAAAAACGTGGCGGCAGTTTTGAAGCCGCTCTGGAATCCCAGTTAAAAGGCTTCCGGGCAGAGATGCAGGAATCCCGGATTGATCAGAACGAATTGTACGAGGATGCCAAAAAGGCGGTGCAGGACTCTGAATATCAAGAGATGTTGCACGCCTTGGAGTATGAAGCACTGGCCGCAAAGGCTAAAGCCTACATTGCCGGGGAAGACGAAGCCGCCGCCAAAGCACAGGCAAGAGAAGACAAAGTAACGGAAAAGGCCAACAAAGAAGCGGAGGAAGCGGCTGAAAAGGCACGAAAAATTTCTGAGAAGCTGGAAGTGCAGGAAGACCAACGGAACGAGAAAGTCAAAGAAGCCCAAACAGAGATGCGAAATATGAAAGCGGGTATCCGTATTGTGCGTGATACCGTACTGAAAACCGTGTCTGAACGGCGTGCAATGGCCCGTCAATCCTTGTCTACCCTCCCTATCAACCAGGCTACAAACGTGGCCTTGTGGGCGAAAAAGTTGGGACAGAAGCAATACGAAGTGTTCCGGCTCATGAGCGTGGGCGAATGGAGTAAAGCGGCCAACGCTAAACAACAGCAGTTGTTGCTTGCGGCTATGGTCACTGAATCCGGGCGGCTGAAAAAGCGGATTGATCAGCAGGCCGCCAGAATCCAGAAGAATATCCAGACCTTGCAAAAAGGGAATGAGCGTATGCCTCCGGATGAACGGTATTGGTATCAGCATTTAGCCTACGTACTGGGGCTGGCCAGAAATGACGGGCTTCCGCCTTCTAAAGGAATTCCGAAGCTTGAAGAACTGTTCCTCTGGTTGACTGGCTCTCCCAATGAGAAGGAATCCGAAGTCAAGATTCCCCAATGGTTAGACGCTCTGGGAGCGCAAAATCAGCGCATTGGAATGGAAAAGCTGTCTCCCAACGGCTGGGAATACGTAAACACCGTTATGAAGGCTCTGTACAAGATGAGCCGCCAGAAAGACAAACTCCATGTGATTGACTTGGACGGGCAGAAGGGCGCACGAATTGCCGAAGCGGCCAACGAACTGGCGGAAAACCTCGTGCTTCACAATGGCCTGCATATCAAGACGGACCCCTACGACGAAAACCGTTGGACTGATAAGCGGAAACGCAACCTGGGGGATGTGAAGAAGTTCCTCGGGACCTCTTTTGAGAAGCTCATTGCGCCGCTGACCATTTTCCAGAGAATGGATGGGTACATTGGCAAGAAGGGCGGAAACCGCACGGGACTGGCCATTAAGACCCTGTATGACCCTGTTATGCGGGCTACAAACAACGAAATCCTTCTACAGGCGGAATTCGCTTCCGGGCTGAAAGATGCGTTCGGAGCATATACCGGGGAAGAACTTGACGATATGCGGAACAAGCGTATTTACCGTTTCGGCAACCGGCTGGTTACGAAAGAACAGATTATGTGCATGGCGCTCACTTGCGGCACGGAATCCGGCTTTAAACGGGTAATCGACAACGAACCGGTGGGGCAGGAATTCTCCTCCCTCCAGAAACGGGAAATTGAAGTCAGTGCGTATTTGAACGACGTGTTATCCGAACTGGACAAGCGGGACTGGTCTACGGTCACAAAAATCTGGAACCTTATGGGCGCACACTATGATGATGAATCCGGAGTCAAGGAACGCACAACCGGGATTCCTCTGGGGAAATTAGCACACAAAGCTTTTACGGTAAAAGGCAAAGATGGTAACACCTATCATTTGAGCGGCGGTTACTATCCTGTTGTGTACGATGCTGACCAGTCCGTTCGGGCGAATGATCTGGAACAGATGGACGCATTGAAAAGCATGGCTCCCGGCGTGGCACGTATGGGGCAGGGCAAGGGCTTTACGAAGTCCCGGGCCACGACGGTTACGGACCGTCCTTTGAGTCTGTCTTTCGATGTAATCGGCAACAAGGGCGGTGAAATGATGCACTACATTGCCTTCCGAGAAACGGCTCTGGACGTGAACCGGCTCATCAATGACCGGAAATTCAGCAAAGCAGTCATTGACTCCATGGGGATGGAAGAATATCGAGCCTTGCAAGCGTGGGCTTCTGATATTTGGCAACCTCCCAAAGAGGGGCGGGAATGGTATGACAAGCTGGTGAAACGGCTCCGGACACGCACGACGGCGGCTGTACTGGCCTACCGCACTTCTACGGCTCTCTTGAACGTGGCCAATGCTCCGCTAATGATGATGTACTGCGGCGTTGATAACTTCATGAGCGCCTTCAAGACGTTCTGGGCTCATCCTTCCGCCAACTGGCGGCTGGTTAACTCCCTGTCTCCGTTCATGGCTCAACGGTCCGAACGAATGGATACGAACCTGCGGGAAGCAATGGAAAGCCAGAACAAAAAGCTCCACGCCTCTAAAATCACGCAAGCGATTATGGGAAACGGATTCAAAATCATTGGATTCACCGATAACATGTTTGCATATCCGCTGTGGTTTTCCGAATATCGGAAGGTGCTAAACGAGGAAATCAACCTGGGCCACGACAACCAAACGGCACAGAAAGCCGCCATTGCGGCAGGTGACCGGGCAGTTGTTCGGGTAATTGGCTCCGGCGAAATGAAGGACCTTTCCCGGGCCCAGAAGGGCGGCGAAATGGCAAAGGCACTGACCATGTTCTACACCTTCCAGAACGCCTTGTACAACATGGCCGCTAATAAGTACTATGCAGGCTTGCAGGCGGCGGAAACGGCAGGAAAGACCGGCTGGCGGCGCTATGCTTCTTCCCAGTTCCTCGCACCTATGGCCCATTATTTCCTGCTTGGTGTCATGGTCAACAGCATGATCGAAATGGGCGTGCGTGGTGTAATGGACGCTGTGACCGGCACCGGCGACAAAGAGAAGAAGGATGCGGCCTATTGGCTCCGGAAGTATGCTCAAACTTCCATGGACAATCAAGCGGCTACAGTTCCTATCCTCCGGGATATTTGGCGGACTATTTCTCGCTCCATTTTTGAACCGGACGCCAAAATGTTTGGCACGTCCACCAAAATGACCAGCGCACTGGACTCTTTTGTCCGGCTGTCTGATGCGGGTGTAACCGCTTCTCATTTCGTAAAACGGGATGGGCAGAAGACCCTTGCGGACTTTGTACGGGACGGCGGCAGGGCTATCAACGGAATAACCGGTTCTCCAGACATGGTTACTGATGGTATCGCAAACTCTGTACAGTACTTCTTGTATCCCAATTCCGAACGGGATCTGCGTCAGCTTTTGGGGGCCATTGCGATGGACAGGAAGCTGGCGAAACCGAAGAAAAACACGGGGAAGAAATCCGGTGACCCCTTCAAGGATGCCAAAAAGGCGGCGCAAAAAGCTCGCAATGCGGCAAAAAAGAAGGCTAAAAACAAGGTACAATAATAGAAGGTAGGGGCCTTTTACAGGGTCCTTTTTAGATGGGGTGAAGCATGGAAGACATTTACAACATTGTTCTGGGCTCCGTTATCCCGGCTGTAGGCGGCTACCTATGGGCCCGCTACAAAAATTACCGGGAAATCAAAGCGGCGGAAAAGCAAGAATACGAGCTTATTAAACGAGGACTTCAAAGCCTGCTCCGTGACAGGATGTTGCAGGCGTATTACCACCATAAAAAGATGGGATATGCGTCCAGCGATGATAAAGGGGCTTTCGAAGCAATGCACGCCGCCTATGCAGGTTTGGGGAAAAACGGCGTGATGGATACCGTTTACAAGGAATTCATGGTGCTTCCGAATGAAAACGCTTGATAAGGTACGGCAGGCGGTTCTGAGAACACTGGACAAAACAGGAAAGATGAGGGTCCGGGGATTGCCCCGGGCCCTTGTCATTATTCTGATGGTGCTTATTCTGCTTGTATGTGTCCTATATATAAGTGGGTGGGTGTTTGTCTGGTACTACAAAGGACGGGTTGATTTCCCCGCACTGAATGAACTGTTGAAAACAATCACGGGAACGGCCTTCATTGCGGCTGTCGGATTTCTAGCGAAAGCCCTTATTGACGAGGACGGGAACGGGATTCCCGATTATCTGGAAAAGGAGAACGAACAGACGGATGAAAAGAGTCACACTGAAAGACATTCGGACGATGGGTGAAGCGGCACACTCTGCGCTATGGGAACAAGCACGGAACATGGGCAGGGATGTGAAGATTTATCTTCATTGGACGGCGGGCCGCTATGGACAGATGTACGATGATTACCATATCAACATTGATAAAGACGGGTCCATTTGGTCAAGTACAGACGACTTTTCCGAAACATTATCTCATACATGGCACCGGAATACGGCTTCTATCGGAATTACACTTTGTTGTGGTTATGGTGCTACTACCGATGATCTGGGCAAAAACCCTCCGACGAAAGAACAGATTGACGCAATGGCGCAAGTTGTTTCCGTGCTGGCTCCGGCTCTCTGGCTGACCATCGACAAAGACAGAGTACTGACACATGGGGAAGCGGCGGACAACATTGACGGACTATTACCAGAAGGTGACGAGTACGGACCGAACAACGGGTGCGAGCGGTGGGACCTTCAATTCCTGGGAACCGACGAAAGCCCGGAATGGATTACCGACTATGAAGACCCCAGAACCGGCGGAAATGTAATCAGAGGGAAAGCGAACTGGTGGAAAAACCGGTTCGAAGCGATGAAAAGCAACGATGAAGGTTGATAAAAGTTCCTAAAAACGGTGAAACGCTCATACAGCAACGTATTTAGCTTATGAACGTTTTTATCTTGTTATGCTATTAACTATATTCGAACGAAATTTTATCGGCCTTAAAATCGAAATATGGGGGTGAAATTTTGGATGAAAGCCAGAAAATTAAAATTGCTGTCACTGGCGTTGTGCTTCTGCTTATTTTGGTTACCGCCTACGTGTTTTGGGTCCCGGCTTCTGACCGAGGAACAGTACCAGAAGTTACTGTCCATCAGTCAGAGACAGGAAGAAATATCCGAGACGCTGAACAACGAGTTGAATCTATCGGAAGAACAATTGACGAAACAGCAGAACGAGTTGACGGCGTGTCAAAACGAGTTAGCGAAAGTGAAAGAATCGCTGGAGAAGTCAAAGAATCAATCGGAAGAACTAAAAGCCTCATTGAAGAAAGCCGAGGACTCGCAGAAGAAAGCAGAAGAATCCTTGAAAGCCTACCAGAAGTTGATGGAAAGTAAATTAGCCACGGCTAAACGGCAGAGAAATTTCTGGAGCATCGTTGCGGCAACGTCTGCGGCTCTAGCAATATATGGGGTGGTGAACTGATGTTCAAATTCACACTGGAAGACGGGCTGAAAATCACTCGTGGGGATACCGGCGAAATCCGACTGAAATCCATTAAAGACGGGGCCGAGTACACCACGTATACGGCCACGCTTTCAATCAAGAAACATATCAACAGTAAGGATTATATTATCCGAAAAGAGTGCGACAATAACCAATTTGAATTTAAACATGCTGACACGGAAAACCTTGTGCCGGGCAAATATGTGATGGACATTGAATACCGTGCAGACGGCATGGTTGCCACGCTAGGCGTGTGGCCTTGCGAAGTTTTAAAGGACGTGACGAGGGGGTAACATGAGCGAATACAAGGTAGAAATTTCCTCCGACAATACTATTACGGTGGGACTTCCCAGCACCGGCAATGGTGTAGCCGGGCCACGAGGGGAACAAGGGCTCTCTGCTTATGACATTGCCCAAAAGAATGGGTACACGGGCACGGAAACGGAATGGCTTGCTTACCTCAAAGGCGATAAAGGGGAAAAAGGTGACAAGGGCGACACTGGCGCAACCGGACTTGCTGGCACCAATGGCAAAGATGGGGCCAATGGCACGGATGGGAAACCGGGGGGTGATGGTTTGTCCGCCTACGAATTAGCAGTGAAGAATGGCTTCTCCGGCAACGAAACGGCGTGGCTTGAATCTCTGAAAGGGGAAAAAGGTGACACTGGGGCGGCAGGTTCTGACGGTAAAAACGGGCTGAACGGCGTTGACGGGAAGGACGGGCTGTCTGCTTATTCTATCGCTGTTAAGAACGGGTATTCCGGGACGGAAGCCGAATGGGTTAATAAGTGGCTCCGTGGCACCATTGTTTCCGCCTCTACCGATTCCGACGGGAACATGACCTTAACGGACATTAACGGAAATGTGATCAAGACGCCTATTCAGCCCCTGGTTGACGCCGCTAACATGGTCAAGGCGGCGGCGACGAGCGAAACGAACGCCAAGACGAGCGAAACCCACGCCGCCAGCTCCGCCAGTGCGGCGGCCAATTCTGCGACAGCTTCCGCCAACAGTGCAACCGCCGCTGGTACACAGGCCAGCACGGCAAAGAACTGGGCAGAAGCGACAACCTCTCCGGACGGTGCGGCGGACACGTCCAGCACAACCGGGAAAACACAATCTGCTAAAAGCTGGGCACTGTATAGCAAGGACCGTGCAACGGCTTCTGCGTCCTCCGCTTCTGCGGCTTCCACTTCCGCCAGCAATGCCAAGGCCAGCGAGACGAATGCCGCCAACAGCAAGACAGCGGCGGCAACCTCCGCCAGCGGTGCGGCGTCTTCTGCTTCTGCGGCTTCCAGTTCTGCAACGGCGGCCGCCAACAGCGCCAAGGCGGCGGCGACGAGCGAAACGAACGCCAAGACGAGCGAAACCCACGCCGCCAGCTCCGAGACGAATGCCGCCAGCTACCTCGCACAGGCAAAAACGGTTAAAGAAGACGTGGACGGCGCATTGAGCAAAATCACTGGCGCTATGAAGTATGCTGGCTCCGTTAATACCTATGCTGACCTGCCTACGACTAATCGCAATCCTGGGGACGTATACAACGTCAAAACGGCGGACACCAATCATGGAATTAAAGCAGGCGAAAACGTAGCGTGGAACGGCACGGACTGGGACCCGTTAGGCGGGACGGTTGACTTGTCTCCGTATGCTACCAACACCAGCGTTGCCGGGGCTTTTATGAACGTCACCTATTCCAATGCAACGTTGAATTTCGTCAAAAAAGACGGTTCCACCGTATCTGCTACCGTGAACAACGTTGCCCACGCCACTACGGCTGACTCTGCCACCAGTGCAACGTCTGCGGCAAAGGCCACGGCAGACGCCAACGGAAATAACATAGGGAACACCTATGTAAAAAAAACGGACATTGCCAATGCAGTCACAACGGCAACGTTGAGCGTAACCGGAGCCGCAACGGCACCTACGGTTAACGAGGGGACCGAAGACAACAGCGTTGCGACAACTAAGTTTGTAGCGAATTCTGCCGTCAATGCTGTACAATTGGCACTCTCCGAGGTGAACAAAAGTTACGCCACAAAGATAGAAGTCAGTGATCTAAAATCCAGTGCAGTAGCTAAAACGGCGTTATGGGAAGCCCTTCACAGCCAGGATACAACTAGCATGGCGGGTTTGACAAATGCACAGTGGGGAGCACTGGGCTTGTTTATGCGGTACTTTACCGCTTTGGGAAACTTTGAAAATCAGCCATCCCAATATGGGCAGTTACTCAATTTGCCTGCCGACAAAGGCGATGAAATAATGCAACTCTGGCTTACTCAACCAGATGGAACGTTATATTACCGTGGTGGTAATAGAAGTAAAGCAGTAAAAGATATAACCTTTACCCGTGTAGCCAACTACAACACAGATGGGCACCTTGTGTTTCCAAATGGTGCAGAATTGTGGGTGTACTAAATGAGTGTAATAAAACATCTAGGGATTAAGAAAGGGACTGCCACCTGGGCGGTCCCTATTTACGATAATACAGGAGAGGCCGGAAGTGCATACAGCTATATCAAGGTTAGTGGTACTACCGGCTATATCCCTCTCTGTTCCACGTCTGACTCCCGTGCTACTGCTGGAAGAGTCAAGGAACATACTGGAACGATATGGGCAATAGCTACTTCCGGGATTCCTGAATATAAGAAGGTAACTTACAACACACCCGGCAGTTATACCTTTACCGTTCCGGCAGGCGTTACTAAGTTACGAGTAGAAGTCGCAGGGGCTGGCGGAAGTGGTGGTACATCAGCGATGGGAGATGACGGATGGGACAGGGGAGGAAAAGGTGGCAATGGGGCAAAGGTTAATTCAACATTCAATGTTACTCCCAACTCAACTATTTCTGTAATTGTAGGTGCGGGTGGTAGTGCACCTGGTGGATTTAACAGAAACGGTAATGCTGGTGGTTCATCTTCAGTGGGGTCAATTACAGCTGGGGGTGGTGCTGGAGGAAGGCGAGGGGAAGAAGGAACTGCTGGTGCCAATGCTGGTAATGGTGCTGGAGGCGCTGGAAGCCAATCTTCAACCCGGGATAAAAATGGGGTTGCTGGTGCTAACGGTTGGGTAATCATAGAATATGGACAAGGGGTACAATAATGAAATACTTTATCTACGCACCATTACAGATTTTGTGTATGGTGTTCTGCTATTTAATTAACTGGCTAGTAGTTCTGTCCGGGACAGAAGAAGGCCAGCTTCCGGGGTTTCTGAATCTCTGGAACACTTGGGATGATACGTTAGACAACAAGACGGATATAGGCCGTATGCCTAAATTCTTGCAGTACGACTGGGACGAGCATTATCAAGCGTATACAATCCAGATGAACGGGCAGACGATTTATCGGGAATTACTTATTAAGCCATTCACAATAAGCGAAAAGATTAAACGGTATTTCTGCCGGGTACACTGGCTGTACCGTAATTGTGCCTACGGCTTCGCCTACTACTGGTTTGGAGAAGATGTGTTTCCACCTGTTTCTGCGCCGATATATTTAGATAGCCCGGAAAACGGCTATTTCATTTACGGCAATCGCTTTGCATATCCGTTCAACGGCGTTACCCTTCACGGACGCAACCCATGGGTGTTTAAATGCACAGCCCCCATTAACGAAAATTGGCGATGGGAGATTTATCTGGGCTGGAAAATCCAGCGCACGGAACTGGCCCCGCACCGGGCTATGATTGCAACTCGGTTCTGGATTAAGCGCCGTTAAACTGCACATAACCTGCACGGAATTATATTTCTTAAACTGTTTCAGAAGAACACAAAAGAAAAGATAATCGTGAAATCCCAGTAATAATGCGGCTTTCCAGGATTATAAAAACGTATCAAAAAGTAGTATACAATTTATCACAAACATTGTACAATGAATACAGAGAAATGAAAACACTGTACCGTGGAATCGGTTAGGGGAGTGGAGAGTCATGAAAATCGTTACCTTCGAATACGACAGCGATGTACAGGTGGGGATCATTTCCGAGGATGGAAAATTTGTGATCCCGGCCAACAAGTACAACAATATGTATGAACTGATCCAGCAGGCGGATTTTGAAGAACTGCTGGCTATTGCCCGGGTGGACATGGGTGCGGTTCCCATTGACCAGGTCAAGCTCCTGGCTCCCATTACCCATCCCCGGAATGACATTATCTGTCTGGGCATCAACTACAAATCCCACGACGACGAACTGCCTGATGAATATGTGCCGGAAAAAATCGTCCAGCGGCAGGTACCTGTGTACTTCTCCAAACGGGTGGACCGGGCGGTGGATCCGGATGGGAACATCGACGGCCATTTCAATGTGGTGAAGGAACTGGACTATGAATGCGAATTGGCGGTGATCATCGGGAAGGAAGCCCGGGATGTGGCGGAAAAGGATGCCGGGGACTATGTGTTCGGCTATACCATCATTAACGATGTAACCGCCCGGGACGTGCAGGTGGCCCATAAACAGTGGTATTTCGGGAAGAGCCTGGACACCTTTGCCCCCATGGGGCCCTGCATCGTTACGGCGGATGAATTTGATTTCCCGCCGGCGCTCCATCTCACCTGCAAGGTGAACGGGGAACTGCGCCAGGACAGCAACACGAAACTGCTGGTCCACGGAATCCCTTACATCATCAGCGAACTGAGCAAAGGGATGACCCTCCGGGCCGGGACCATCATTGCCACCGGTACTCCCGCCGGCACCGGCATCGGCATGAACCCGCCCCGGTTCCTGAAAAGCGGGGACGTGGTGGAATGTTCCATCGAAGGGATCGGGACCCTGCGGAATAGGGTGAAGTAA